TCACTCAAAATTCAAGTCACCAAAATAGTACGTCGATTCGACTACTGAAGAAGCAATTGTGAAATTGCATTCACTCGACAATTTGCCGGGAACGGTTTCAGTACCCGACATTCGCATTTCTTCGAGGGCATCTCGATATGATTGCGGTAAATTGTTCCACCAACTGGGTCGCATGATTATATTCTCCTGCTCGTTGAAGCCCGCGTACACGGCCGCACCGGCCTTCTTGTCGTCAGGGAGTGCATGAAAAGAGCGCACATAGCGCTCGGCCGGACCATCCTGCTCGCCAACCCAGGCCAGAACCAATAGTGCTTTGCCGTTCCAAGGCGTCAATGTGGCACAGACGATCTCGAACGGATCATCGCCGTGACCCAGGCGCTGCAGTGGCGTGCGATTGAGATCGTACTCTGGATAGAAAGCACCAGAGTAGGCGACGGGAAGAAACTCAGAGAAGAGCCATCCTGCAGCATTAAACCCCGAATAATCTCCAAAGCGATACATATGATCCAAGCGATCCTTCATCGCCGTAAGGTCCGTCATTGCCCGGGTCGTCCCCGCCTGCATGGCAAAAACTCTACGCTGGAAACTCGCCTGCGCCCACGCGGCAAGGCCTGCATCAAGTTCACGACAGATGTTCACACGCTCAAGAGCGACTGCTTTGCGGTGGCGGGAGTACGCCAATGCGCGGAATGAAAAGAGGTAGAGCGCCGTCCTGTCAATGAGTCTCGGACTCGTTTCCACCGGCGCAAAAAGAGTGCCGTCGTGAGCGTCGCAGAATCCTTCGAACGTGGAAGCCACTCGAGTTCCTCTAGGCATCTCCCGCAGCACCCCATCCTCCAGGACAAACTCCAACACATGGCCGGCCTCGGCTAGTGCGTTAAGCCCTCCACCATTCCGCTGGATAGTATGCGCATAGATTATTCTTCCGCATCCCCTTGGTGCATCCGGATGAGCGCAAACACGCGGCAACTTCAAGCCTCTTATTGCCGCTTGCGCAGCCTTCGGGTGCTTCGGCTTAGTGTGCTCACGGTTCCGATGGCATGCCCCGAACGGAAGTTTCGAACGACACCAGCAGGGGGCGCCGGCTGCCAAGCGGGTGTTGGCTCGCAATCGAGGAAGTGTCACTGGTGCTGCAGTGAGAGAGGGATGGTCAGGCATGTAATTATCTCCTCAGTGTACTGGGGGCAATCGCCAGCTTCCCCCAACAAATTCAACTAATTTATCATTGCTCGCCAAGCAGACGTCATTAACTGAAAGCCTCCAACTACAGCAGACGGAGTCGACCTGGGAAAAGTCGGGCCACTCGAACGGGCTCGCCTGAGCGGACCGCGCATGGCACTAATAGGGGCGGGCAATCGCCCCATGAGGATGCATGTCAGAGCCCCGTCATTTCCGGGGTTCCGCGATTGTCGTGAGATGTGCGCAGACATGCCCCAGGAATTGACGGCGAAGAAGGGAAGCAGGTCCACCGCCAGCACCCAAGGTCGCTGGCGGGATCCTTCGGGGAGATGGGGGGGCTGATGGAAAATCACCAGACACCAGATGGTTCGCACATGGGATCAGTCACCGAGAAGCGCTCGATCCTCATCTGCTAAGCGTGCCCGCAGCGCCTCGATCAGGTTCCGTGCCGGCGCCGCGTCTTTCTGCAGTTCATCGGGAATCCCATCCAGCTCCGATGCCAGCCGCTCCAAGAGATCTTCAAGTTCCCTCGCCATGACAAGAGCATCGAGCGCGCGCGTGCCGCCTTGCTCCCCACGCTCTTCGCCAAGATACGACATCAAGATCCGGCATCTATCGGCGTAGTACGTTGCTGCACCAAGTCGCCGAAGCCCGTCGACACCAATCGGTATCGATATGTTCTTGTCCCATTTTATTTCGGAGAGCGATTCCGCCATGGGCGCAATATAGAACTCTCTAAGTCCATGGGCGAGTCGCCTGGATTCATCCGCGACCTCAATTGCGCGAGCCAATGTGTCGCGAAAATTGCGAACTTTTCCCGCCATAGACAGTGCGGTGTAGGCAATTCCAGCGTACTGAGCAAGAATCGAAGAGAGCTCCGCAACTCTAGCCTCGCGGCGCTCGTGGATCTTAATTCCGAGCTCCCTTGCCGAATACATGATTGCTCCAATTCCGATCATCCATGTTCCGGCAGCCGCCCACCAGTCGGCGTCGCTACCTGCGTCGTAGCATTTGTTTGGGATTGGACTGCCGACATACAGGTATGTCGACAAACCGATTCCGAGCAGAAAGCTCAACAGCGACACGACTGTTGCCGTCCGAACCGAAATCATTTCCCTGAGTTGGAGTGCCATGTAGTCCCCATCCGCGCCCCTGTAGTTGATGAGATCCTGGCATGAGCGAGTCAACGTTGGCACCCCCCCCCTGGCGGTCATCGTCGCCGTTTCGATTGAGAGTGCAAAGCTTGCGGCACATCAATCGACGCGGAGAGTCTGTGCCCGTCGCAGTGAACGCAAAGCGACCTTCGAAGTCCAAGCACGCGCCGAACTGGCCGCCACGAGCTGGACCACTGAGAACGAAACGTTACTCCAATCTCGCGTGACGCCCGTAAGCTCAGGCGATCCTTTAGCCATCACAGAGGCGCCCAACTGTGGCTTCAAACGCGGCAATTCGTACCCCTAGGGCCTTTGCGGTACGCCTGCAGCCTACCGCTGAACCCTATAGGTGCGCGCTTGGCAGCAGGGTGCTGTCATGCGCACACTCGACTGAGGGGTAGTTCTCTTCGTGCCCTCCATGGCCTGCGGGGCAGGGCTTCCAGATTGGCAGCGCCTTCGCGGCTGACTGAAATGCCGTCATGGCCGAGCGACAAGCAGCGGGGGACCCATCGTGCGGCCAAGTGAGCGCCCTATGGGCACGTTCCCGGAATCGAAACCCTACCCGCCAAGCTTCTGATTAACGTGACGCATCACAGGCAGCGGTCGCGTGGCGAAAACACCCAGCCGCCGTCTGCGGCCATCTGCCGATAGGGCCTCCCTGCAAAGCATTGCACATTGCTCGATGGCTGATCACCGCAACGGGAGCCGGGCAGGTTCTCCCAGCCACCGTCGATTCGGCGGAACATCATCCCGTTGATGCAGCGCATCCCGTCACCTTGGCGACGGACTGCGGCCTCAGCCTGCTCGCGCCGAGTCCTAATTTCTGCAAGGTCCGCAGCTGTCGGCCGCGTTTCAGCCTCAGCCCGCACCGGCAGTTCTGTGCGCCGGGATTCCGCTGGCTGGCCAGCGTCCAGAAATCGCTGGTTCCATGCACTGTTGGTGCGGCCGAGCATAAGGACGCCAATCGTGCCGAGGCTCAGCAGCGTGAGAAAGCCTGTGATCAGCCACGGGAAGTTCAAGCGACTTCGCTGGATAGGCGGCAGATACTCCGGTCGTTCGCGCTCCATACGCCCCCCCCTTAGTCGTCCTGCGAGCATTCTAACCAAAGCGAAAGCCACCTTTGTGGAAGCGCTCGATTCGGTAGAGCCAGCCCCAGGGCGCCAAGGCACCTTCAGCCTGCGCGCCGCCAGGCACGCTCGGGCCTGGACACCATCGGTTAGAATCCGCAAAGAAAAGCCGGAGGCAGGGATGACGATTTGGGGACTCATTGAAGCTACAACTGCTTGCGGCGCATTCACCCTATTTCATGAAGCACAAGCAATCGTCGGGCGGATCATCTTGGCCCTTCTTAAAACCGACTACCTTTCCGCAGTCGCGACTCTGGCTGCAGCCTTCTTCGGTGCACGCTTCGCATTCCAGTTCCAACAGCAAGAGAAAGCGAAGGAGCTCCGGGAAGTTCAGATCGCGAAGGCAAATGCTGGACTCCAGCGAATCTTGCGCATGGTGAATATCGTAGGAAATTACAGAACGATGGTTGTGGACCCGGTTCGACATTTGGGGCGCGGCGCTGCAGTCAGAATGAACGCTACAATTTCTGAGGATGTGAGCAGGGAGCATTTCGAAGTAACCGATTTAAGCTTCATGGTTACGAAGGAGGAGCAAGAAGCTGTGTTTGATCTGTGGCTTGAGGAGCGCCGCTTTCACACTCTCATGCAGGCCATCGATCGACGATCAAAGCTACATCTTGATGAGTATCAGCCAATTGCCGAGGCAAAGAAGCTCCATGAGAGAGAAGACCTCACGTTGAATGATCTGCGCGCCGAGGTCGGCCCCCGAACTATTGACGGGCTCATTACCCTTACCGACTACATCCTTAAGGATGTAGATGCCACCCTGGCGTCCTTGATCGCGGCAAAAGATAGGCTTCGGGCGGCCTTGGAGCTGCGATTCCCTGGTGAAAAATTCTTGAACTTCGAGCTCCCAAAGGGGGGGCGACCAGGCCAGCAATCAGACAAATAAGCAATAGCTTTTTAGCAATAGCTTTTTCCTGGGGTGTAGGGGCTGCGCCCCTACGGAAGCGCCTCACACGCGCTGACGAGACCTTGGCCGACGGCTCAGATAGACCACATTGGAGGGTTCGGCGTCGGAACCGGGATCAAGGACGCCCAACCGCCGTTCTCGTCGAATTCTGAGGACTTCGGCAAGGTAGATACGCCGGATTTCGTTGTAGCGGAGGGCATGACCGCCGGCAGTGATCGACTGGACGCATCTACGCAAGCACCGGCCACCATCAGCCGCCATTCCCGCGCAATGTTGCAGGTCAGAGACCACCATGCCATGTCGCAGGGCTCCAGCTGGTGACCTTCGGGAGTGAACATGTGCCCAGCTTGAAAACCGAAGCCGGCCCAGGTGCCGGCCAGGTCAATTCGTTCGTGCGGATCGATCTTGATCATGCTGCGAGCTCATCCTTGTCGGGGGTTCCAACAGGGAGGCAAGAGCCAAGCCAGAGGCCCGGCCATTGCCAAGCAGACCCAACAAAGGCCCATATTCGCCAGATGCGGAATTTCGCATAATGTATATTATGTTCAGAGCAATCCGGGTGTGGCTGGCACGTATCTTGCCTCGATCCCCAGCCCTGCTGTGGCATGGAGCCTGATTGTGCGTGATCGCAACCTAACCGGCCCTTGGGCCGGTTTTTCGTTTAAGGGTGGCCGACTGGTCACGCCCGAAGGCCGAGAGCTGGAACCACAGGATCTAGCATGGCTGTCGCTTACAGCTGCACAGGCACAGGAATGGCGCCGGATGATGGGCCAACTTCGCGGTGATCCTCGATCGGGACACCCTCGAAACCGTTGCAGCACTAAGGCTGCCAGAAACGCCTTTCCTGCAGTGCCGGCTGACGTAATCGAAGTGGCCACCTTGATGGCGCGCCGACAAGAGCGGTTGTCCAGGGTGATGGCTGGTCCCGACGCCGAACCACCTGCAGGTGTCCTGCCGGCACCGGGGCCGAGACGCCGCCAGCGCGTGTGAGGCGCTTCCGTAGGGGCGCCGCCCCTACACCCCGTAGAATGCCCGCTGGATCACTTGGGGGTGCCATAGATGGCGAATTCGACGGGATTGGTTTGGAAGGTAGCGCTAGGGGTCTTCGTAGGCGGCAGCGCTCTGCTGCTTGCCACATGCGGTGTCCTGGGGATTGCAGGACACGCAGCCATGAAAGAACAAGAGCGTGCCGGAGAGGCCCTCGCACGTCAGCTGTATCCAGAAGTCCCCATGGCCGAAGTGCGCAAAAAGCGCGAGGCCGCAGAACGAGCAGCAAGGCCCAAGGAACTTGCGCCGGGTCACCGCTGCATCAACGGACAGACATTCCGGCGCGTGGAAAATGGATGGGTGCAGGTTTCTTCATCCTGCACCCCGTGATGCGTCACGTCAGAAGCTTGCCGGGTACGGTGGCGTCTCTGGGAATGTGCCCATAGGACGCTTGCCAACCTCAATCAGCGCGTGCGCAACCGCCTCAGGCGAATCCGTTGAAGCAGCCTTCGCAATACTCCGGGATTCTTCTTCCCGAACGGGTTCGGACTGCTGACGGGGAGCGCGATACGGATTGTAAGCCGGGCCATCGCGTGCGATCGCCACGCATACCGGGATGGAAATCTTGGCCTTGGTGCCCTGCTCTGTTACGCACGTGCAAGTCGTGTCCTGCTCCGTGGTGCCGGATGCCATGCAGTACAACTCAGGCTGCGATTGAACGCTGCGATCATCGAAGGCGGGGGCAGACCACGGCTGAAACTCAATCCGCGGCTTGTGACGTTCGATGTACTCCTCACGGTTGAGGGGCCGTGCCGCCGGCCCGCCCGCGCCCAAGGGCGCCAGGGCTCCAGCCGCCGGCAAAGCACCGGCCCCCTGATCCACCTTCTTTGGTACAGCTGGCGGTTTGATGATGAACGCATAGATCATCCAGACACCAAGGACCAGCGCAATGGTGACGGACAGCGCCTGCCAGACCTTCTTAGGCACCTTGAACTTGTGGCTGGCCGTGTGCAACGTCGCACTGCGATAGCGGCTATACAGTGCTTTGGGGTAAGCCCAGATTTCCTCTTCGGCCTTGTCGCGCACCTTTTCATCGTACGGATCACTTTGGACGCGGGACCACGTAAGGACGCCTGCCCGCTGCATGCCGAACGAACGATTCATGTGCGTGTGCGAACCGATGAGAGTGCGCACCTGATGGTGAATCTTGTTCGGCCATTGCGTGACGAACACAAGATCGAAACCGCGATGCCGATGCGTCGACATAGCACGGATGCGAGGATCATCGGATTCACCCGGCTTTCCGGTCGACGGGAACAGCTTGCCGTAACGCTCCAGCCCCTGAGTGTTGCCATCGGAATGCGCTTCGTCGTAGATCACGAAAGAGCCGTCCGGAAGCTGTGTCCAATCGTTGTGTTCGGGCAGCTTCTCCATCCACGGGAAAGCGTCTGCGCCCTCCTCTACTGTGGCGCCCGCGATGTTGGTGAAGAATCGGCGCGGCTGCGCCTTACCTTCCTTCACCTGCTGCTGGTTCTGCTCGTAGAACTCAAGAGCCATCGACATTGCGCGCAAGGTCTTGCCGTTACCGGGCTGACCGGAAATCAAATACATCATTTGGAAGCTGCCTTCTGAATAGCGACCTTGCCCGCGTCAATGACAACCTTGGTCACGATTGCGGAACCGATCATGGTGATCGCCTCCCCTGCCCCGGCCATGAGCATCACATTGGCGAGATCGGCCGCGATGCCTGACCACTTCTGGGTAATGAGGTTCAGTGCGCCCTTGACGAGCGGCAAGAGGGCTGCGCCTGTTGCAAGACCGAGGCCAGCGCCAGTAAGAACGCGGGCGAGAGAGTTGCCCAGAAGCTGGACAAGGAAGGCTGCTAACCACGGCATTATTTGCGCACTCCTGCAACGATATATGCAGCTGCGATCCCGGCGCAGGCGATGACCAAGCCCTTGATCATCAGCGCGAAATCGCAGAGCGGTTTGAACTCAAAACTTACGGATGTAGAGACTGGTCCAAGGCCAACAGTGACGACCTTCGCGGCAGGACAGGAGCCACCCCCAAGGCCGCTCGACCACTGGCCGAGGTAGCTGCTCGGAATCGGCGGATCGGCGTACGGCATGGGGATGTCGCCGGGATATGTAGGGTTCTCCGGAAGGCTGGGGTTCTCGCCATCACCGTCACCATCACCGTCGCCATCTCCCCCGCCGTCGCTGTTGCCATCGCCGTCACCATCGCCATTACCGCCACCCTCTCCGTTGCCCCCACCATCACCACCGCCATCGCCGTCACCACCGCCGTCACCGCCGCCATCACCATCACCACCGCCCGTTTCACCACCGGTCCCACCACCATCGTCACCGCCGCCTGGCGTGGCCGGTTTGGGCTCTGGAGCGTCGTTGGTGGTACAGACTTTTGGCATCGGGAAGTAGCCGACTCCCGAGGTTGCCTCAGGATCAAGCGAGCTCTCATAGAGGCAACCGTTATGGCAAACGTTCACGATGCCGGGGGTGGAGCTTCCCTCCCAGCCGGATTCATATGAGCGATCCTTGCACCCCTTCCCATCGCTCCAGCTGTAGAGGCCATATCCCACGTCGCGACCATTGCGGTCTTGCAATGAGTACCAACCACTTCCGGTCTCAGACATGCTCTCAACACAGCGCATTGGTTGCCAGTATGAGGGGCCAGCATCGCGATCCCGAACACAAGCAGTGTATGCCGCCCCCTGATCTGGGTAAGAGGCGGCATGTGCACGCGTAGAGAGACACAGCAACAGCCCCGCCGCAATCAGTGCAGGAATCCTCACTGATCAGTCCCCAAAGGCGATGTACAGCGCGGCGGTACCGGCACACAGAACGAATAGACCCAGCATCACGAATCCCCCATAGAAAAGGGGCCGGATTGCCCGGCCCCGTGTTACAGCGATCAACCGAAGATCGCGCCCTTGATCCACTTGAAGCCGACCGAGATTGCGGCCGGTGCGAGCTTGGCCGCGCCGATGGTGCCCAGGACAGCGGACAGTGCTGCCAGAACGGTCAATGCGGCGGTTGCGTCAAGTTCCATGGTGTTCCCCTTCGTTAGTTTCGGATGGATCTGCCTATCTGCTTGTATGCCCATGCCACGGCGAAACACACCGCAACCATGGACAGGATTCCCGACACCTCGGCAGTGGTAAGTGCGGGAATATCGGTGCGCGGCACGAATCCAGCCTGCTCACAGGTGCCGGTCTGCTGGTTGAATTGCAGGCATTCGTAGACGTACCGCGCCATGACTTAGGCCTTGGCGGAAGCGGTCGCAGTCGCAGCAGGTGCGACCGGAACCAGCATGAGGCGACGGCCCACGATCAGGTCGCCGTACTGGCCGACATTGAAGCTCGATGCGTCCACCACGTAGTCGCCCGGCGGGTACGGGGCCTGCGTATCATCCAGACCGAGTCGGAACGGATGCGGGAAGTCCTCCCCGTCTTTCATGATCGCGGCGGACTGCTCGCGGAAAACCATGCTGCTGCCGTCCTTGCGCTTGATCTGACGCGGGGTGACGGTGGCAGTGCGAATGATGATCTTGCTCATGCGGGTATCTCCAATTTCCATACGATGATCCGGCCCCTGTCAGTGATCACTTTCCACGGCGAGGGCCAGAAATCGCCGGTGATTTTGTCCACGTAGCCGCCCAGGGCTTTGCGGATGTCGGCAAGTACGCCGAGTGCATCGCGTGCTGCTTTAGGTGCCTTCCACCAGCGCAGTTCACGCTTCGATTCAGTGTTGAGCCCGCCGATGGCATGAGTGCGGAATCCCTTCGGGAACGACGCCAGCATGTCGGGGGAAAACTTGCTGGCGTACTTCGCCAGATAGCCCACTGCATTGCGGGCTTTCTCGATCTTGGTGTGACCGTGAGGCCACCACCCTGCCCTGTCTGCTTTCGGCAGGAAGATGCCGCGCGGGATGTAGATCAAGACGTGGTAATGGGGAACTCCGGCCTTAGTGAGTTCACCGCACCAGAGGTAACGGAAACGCGGACGGTATCCCCGGTAGCGCAATCGGACAGCTCGATTGAAGAAGCCCCGGATGCGCTTAAGTGTCTCGCTAATGTCACGAGGGCCAGCGTCACTTCCGTTTCGGTAAGTCGTGGTGAGCATGTACCACGCGCCACGGAACGAGCCTTGTTTCGCCTCTTGGTCATGAAGCCTTGCTCCGGTAATCAGCGACTTCTTCAGTCGCAGACCACGAATGTGATTCGGGTCGAGAGTGAGTGACACGCGGCGCGTGTCACTTGTTGAAGAATGGACAAGCCCAAGGCGTCGGCCTCCGGCCGCCGCCGAGAATCCGTGCGCGGCGTTCTTCTCATTGAACAGTTCGGCGCGACGCTGCGCGCCATAGGCGCGTGCGTTTGCCACGTCGAATGCAGCCAGCTCGGGCGAGCGACGATCAACCGGTGTTGCCGATACAGGCACGCGCACGTCGCTTTCGCTGCACTCGTAGCAGAGGCCGCCCTTGAACAGATAGACGCTGATGTTCCCGCAGAATTTGCAGGTTCCGCCGCTCATTTGATCGGCTCCTGAGTGATGCAGATGCACGTGCGGCGGCAGTAGCAGTGACCGGGCTTGCACGCGGGCAAACGCCAAATCCACCGATGAAGGCGGTCGAGTAAGAGGCTCACTTCTGCCGCCCTTCGCGGGCACGCAGCCACGCGATGAAAACGACGATAAGAATCCAGCCGCCGACAATGACCGAATAGGCCTCGAGGTCACTCATTCGAATGGCCCCTTGCCGCTGCGGACGTGTTTGAACCACCAGAAGATGGCCGCGATAGCGAGCGGGATCAGGAAGATCATCGGCGAACCTCGGCGCTTGCCTGGGCAATGGCGATCGCTTGGCGTGCCCCCTGACCAGCGGCGTACTCACGCCGGTCCAACCACCAAGCCGTGATCCGGGCCAAGCCCACGATCACCGCAATCAAGCACATCCCCACGATGCCTAGAACGGTCGCATCCATTGCCCTGCCCTCTCCCCAAGCCCCTACCCCAAGAGGACCCGCCAGCAGCCTTGGGGTGCCGATGGCGGGTGTGGTCCATTTGGACCACGCGGAGCATGTAATCTAAAAGGACCACAAGTTGTCAACCAAGAGGACACCATGACCGCCGTAGGTGAACTGCTCGATGCCGCCCGCGAACGCACGGGAATCCCGTCAGACAACGCTTTGGCGGCTCGATTGGGAATTCAGAGGCAACTGCTGTCGAAGGCTCGCGCGGGTGAGAAGCCGCTCTCAGATGAACGAATTGCGCAGATTTGCGCACTGGCGAAGCTCGACGGCCCCACTTGGATCGCCATGATCCATGCGGAGAGGGCCACTACCGCGACAGAGCGTGCCTTGTGGCGTCTGATGCTGGACAGAATGGGCGCGGCGGCTGCGGTCGTCGCGCTGGTAGCGCTGTCGATGCCAGGTCTCGCAAACGCAAAAACCGCCCAAATTCAGGCGGTTAGCGCTGCCGACAACGGCGGTATGTATATTATGTTCAAAGCACCCCAATGGACGCCGGCATGCCGCTTACCTGGACCACCAACCTTCCTGAGGCAAGAAAGCCAACCAAACGGCGCACCGCCTCGCGGCCTGGCAGCTACGCTTCCTCCATCGTCCGATCAGGGTCTTGTACATGACCCAGGCGATCCAGCCGCAGACCAAGCCGACCCCCGCGACAATGATCTCTTCCTCTTCAAAGGCGGCGCCATTCAGTCCTTGATAGGCCACGAAAGCCAGCGACCTCAATGA